AGCAGGAACAGCTACTACTTATACTAGAGCACAAGATTTGAACTATATTCAAATCATGAAGCACGACTACGCAGTAACTAATGCTAAGCAGTCTACATCAGACGAGATTAGCGGAGTATCACTAGCTAGAGCAGATCAACCAGTTCGTGACGAGCTTGCGTTCCAAAGATTTGGTGCGCTAAGACAACTTGCTATCAACCTAGAGTACTCGTACTTAAAGGGCGTTGGTGCAGCATCAGCTACATCAGCAACAAACGGTAAGATGGACGGACTTAAGAGCGTTATCGCAACTAACACAGTTGCGGCAGGTGGAGATGACCTTACAAAGGCTGACATCGACGCCCTTATTAAAGAGATGGCTGATAACGGCGCTATCTTCGAGAATATGGTGTTGTTCTGCAACTCATATAATAAGCAGATTATCACAGATGCTTATGCTTATGCTCCAACTGACAGAAATGTTGGTGGTGTTAATATTAAGCAGATCGAAACTGATTTCACTATGCTTGGTGTTCAGTATGCACCACAGATGCCTGCTGACGAAGTTTATATCGTTGACATGAGCGTATGTAAGCCTGTATTCTGTCCGTGGGAAGGCAAAGTTATTGCCGATGTTCCTACAGCAGTAGTTGCGGCTCAAAAGGGTGGATACATCTATACTCAAGCTGGCTTTAACTATGGGCCAGAAGAGTATCATGGCTCAATCACTGGCACAGCAACAGTTTAGGGGGGTAGACCATGAGAAAAGCGGCGGAACTATTAGGGATACAGCCAGAACTTAGGGCGTATCTTACTCATATGGAAAACGTGGCCTCTGGAGGGTTAAAGTGGGTGCTAACACCATCCACCGTATCAACTACTCCATTAGCTACGGCATGGACTAGAAGCGTATTAGTACAGCTTCAGGACGACGAAGATGTTGTATGCGATTGGTATACAGCTGACATCGCAACTGGTAACTCTATTGCGGATACGTCTAGCGCAGGTACTGCGTCTATCGTATCTACTACACTTTCGATTGTAGAGGGTGAGGCAACAGTAGTTGTTAGCGGTGACGCGCAAGCGTGGCTAGGTGGAACTTCACAGGTAGAAACTATCACTTGCACAGCAGGTGAGAGCACTGGAGCTGGCGACATTACTATGACAGTAACAGCGGCAGGTATGACAAACTCGCCTAAAGCAGTCGTCGTTCCAATCGGAGCAGAAGATGACACTGTTGGCGAAGTAGGCGCATTGTTAAGAACTGCTCTTGGTGACGATGAAGATGTTTCCGCTTTCTTCACAGTTAGTGGTGCAGCAGGTGCAGCTATTTTAACAGCTATCACACCAGCGGCTAATGACGCAACGCTAGCGTTTGGCTTTGTAGATACGGATACCACTGGAGTAACATTCGGAGCATCTACAGATACTACAGCAGGCGTGGCAAAAGAAACTGACACATTTACTGTTGTACAGGCGTCCATTGCTGGCTCAACAGTTGCGGCTAAGACTAGCGTAGAAACATTTGAAGCTTAAACTTACAGGGCTAGTTAATCTAGCCCTTTTTGAGGTATAGACATGGGCGGAGATAGAAACCGACATGAAGAGCAGACCAGCCTTTATGGAGAAAGGGTCAAAGCTCGAAGAAGAGTATAACGATGATTTCTCGGATGAAGTTACAACAGTTACTATAGGTTTTAAATATTTATTTATACCACCTACAGTTAACGGATAGGAGATACTATGGATATAGATGATCTAAAGCTAATATTGGGCATTACAGGTTCTGACGAAGACACGCTGTTGACGCTTTATATTCGCATAGCTAAAAATGCTATACTGAATGTAATGTATCCAAATACTATCCCTACGACCGTTACTGACGTTCCTGAAAAGTATCAAGACATACAACTGCAACTATGCATGTTTGCATATAACACCAGAGGCGTCGAGGGCGAAATCAGCCATTCGGAGAACGGTGTGAACAGACAATATGAAGAGGGTGTATTTTTCCCTATTAGCATATTAGCACAGATTAATACGGTAGTAGAGGTTGGGTAATGAGGTTATGCGAAAAGAATAAACAAAAAATATATTACGCGACATATGTCGGTAAAGTCCCGATATTGGACGGGAGTAGCAACAAGACAGGGAGCTATACACTCTCATACTCTGACCCGATAGAGCTATGGATAAATATAGCACCCGCTAACGGGATACTATACGGGTCTATGTTTGGCATAAATGCTAACTACTCAAAGGTGATGGTCACTGAAACTATGGACTTATCATTGGCAAGTGACAGTATACTTTGGATTGACGTCGCTCCGACGATAGCAGAGGATGGATCCACAACAACAAAGCACGATGCCATGCTGGGTGCACCGCCTGCCAAGTCACTAAACAACGTGTCTTATGCGGTTCGATATGTAAGCGTGTCGTAATGGGTTTTGGGAAATATATATTAGACTTAACATTGCAGTCTATGGACAAATTAATAGAAAAACTTGAAGATTACTCCGATGACCTTGTTGAAAAAGACAAAGACATCACGCGCATACTGTGCACAGAAGTAGCAGCACAGGCTGAGAGTGACTTAAAGAGTGTGAAATACGACGGAGACCAACAAGTAAGTGTTGACGCGGTTCCGACATCTAAGGGATACAAGCTTGTAGCGTCTGGTCAATCGGTTGAGTTTAGAGAGTATGGGGCGGGTGTAACACATTACACTGGGTATCCCGGAACTAGACCGCCTAACGTTGCTGAGATAGGCCAGTATGGAAAAGGTCAAGGAAGCAGATTTAATATACCTTGGGTATATTATGAAGACCAGTCGATGGGTAACGTACAAGGAAATAAGGTATTTACAAAGGGTAACGCACCATCAGCCGCTATGTATAATGCTAGAAAAACAATGAAGGCAAGGATAAAGGAAGTCGGCAAAAAGGTATATTAATATGATTGATATTGAAAATACAGTAATCACAAGGGTCGAGGCGGCTTTAGCGGTATCGTTCCCTAGTATATCGGTTTACGGGGAGCAGATAGAGACTTCTGCTTCCTTCCCTTGTGCCACGGTCGTTGAATTGGATAACTCCGAAGACATGAACTACGTGACATTCGATGGGTTAGAAAACTCGGCAAACCTTATGTATCAGATAGATGTTTATAGCAATCTGGTATCTGGCGCAAAGATAGAATGCAAACAAATGCTATCACTCGTTGACACCGCTATGCGTGGGTTGTACTTTATACGCACGGAGAAACGGCAAAACGATAATATAGACAGGTCGGTCTCTAGGATGACTGTAAGATACACAAAAATACAAACATAACAGGAGGTTTATCATGGTATGCAAGTACTGCGGGAAAACTACTAAGGGAGTAAAAGTAGAAAATGGTATAGTATGCCACAACTGTAAGGCTCCTTTTGAAAAGGCGAAAACAATAATTAAGAAAGATAAGGAGAGTAAATAATGGCTAACGAACTAACTACTGCCGGAATATCGGTCATGTATGCAGTGGAGGCAACCATAGATGTGAGACCAACGGCAATCGCTGACTATACGTTGCTACCGAGCATTAAAGAAATACCAGAACTAAATCCAGAGGCAGAGGGTCTTGAAGTTACTGACTTATCTGATACTGAATGGAAGAGATACACAGATGGCTTAAAAGACCCGGGTAGTTCTCTTGGGTTCATGGCTAACCATACACAAGCGTTCCAAACAGCTTGGGAGACTATGGTTTCAGCGGCGGAAACAGGCGAAGCGGCTAGCAAGGCTACGTGGTACGCGGTTATCATACCGGGAGTTACAAAGACATTTTTTGTAGCTGGTAAGCCAGTAGACTTAGGACTTGCGCAAGCGGGCGTAAACGGAGTGTTGGAGACAACAGGATACATTACTCCGAACCAAATAGCAGGCTGGGCAGCAGCTCTGACTGTTTAATCGAGGAGATATAAGATGGCTAACGAACTAACAACTGCTGGGATATCAGTAATGTACGCTGTGGAAGCAACGGCCGATGTGCGACCAACCGTACTTGCGGACTACACATTAATACCAAGCATTAAAGAAGTACCTGAACTAAATCCAGAGGCAGAGGGTCTTGAAGTTACTGACTTATCTGATACTGAATGGAAAAGATACACAGATGGCCTAAAAGACCCGGGTAGTTCACTTGGGTTCATGGCTAACCACACACAAGCGTTCCAAACAGCTTGGGAGACAATGGTTACAGCATCTGAGACGGGCGCGCTAACGAGCCTAGCGACATGGTATGCGATTATCATTCCGGGCATCACAAAAGACTTTTTCGTTGCTGGTGTTCCAGTAGACTTAGGGCTTGCACAGGCGGGTGTTAACGGAGTGCTAGAAACAACAGGATACATTACACCAAACGAAGTTGAGGGCTGGGGAACAGCGCTAGCTTAAAAACCGAGGAGATTTATAATGGATAAAGTACAACCGATAGTAATCACGATAGTTGAGACAGGCAAGAGATACGAACTTGATTTTTCTAGGGATACAGTCAGATTCTGTGAAGCTAGAAAGTTCAAAATTGCTGAGGCGATAGACTTCCCTGCCACACACGTCCCTGATTTATTCTTCTATTCATTTAGAAAGAACCACAAAAACGTATCAAAGGCAGAGACGGATAAGATATTAGAAAAAGAACTAAAGGGCTTAGACGGTGCGTTTTTAGAGCGCCTCGGATCTCTTTACAATCAGGCCGCAACATCATTAGTCCTGAGGATTGATGACGACGAGGACGAAGAGTCAAAAAACGCACGAGTGACTGTAGAACTTTAGATAGCTCTCAGTCTATGACCGACATATTTGAAGACGCATTCCCGAGGTATATTGCCTTGGGAATGACATATGACCAATATTGGCATGGTGATACATGGCTAACATTGCAATACGAAAAGGCGCATAAGATACGCACCGAGATAGAGAACGAAAAGCTCTACGTCCAAGGTGCTTACAATTTTAATGCGTTTTCGGCGGCTCTAACAAACGCAATGGCTGGGTTCAGTAAAAAGAAACGGCCACTTGCACAGTACTTGTCAAAGCCATTAAGGTTGACGGCACCGACAGAAAAAGAGAAAGAAAAGAAAAAACAAAAAGAAATACAAGCAGCAAAAGATAAAGTAGTGAGCTACCTCGACAAATTGAGTGGTAGGTTCGGCAAGCGTAGCAACTAAGAGAGGTAATTATGGCTGTAGGCTCAAATAACATAGAGATTGAAGTACGCAGTAGCTCTAAATCGGCAAAGCGTAGTATAGATAAACTTACAGCCTCATTAAAGAACTTAAGGGGCGTTTTTGCGAACTTCCGTACACCACTAGGAAAGACAACAACAGGACTTGGCACGGTTAACGAAAAAGCCAAAAAGCTCAACACTACATTTAAAAAGACAAAGAACACGGTAAAGGGTGCAGGCGGAGCATTCGATAAGGCGGGCGGATCATTGAAGGCGATGGCGACAAAGGTTGCGATTGTCACATATGCGATAATGCGCATGACTAGAGTAGTTGGTGGCTGGATAAAGCAGTCCAACGCTTACGTTGAAAACCTAAACCTATTCACTGCTACCATGGGCGAGTACGCGGGCGAGGCGCTTCGATACGCTGAGCAGGTCGGCGAGGTAATGGGCATCGACCCGTCTGACTGGATTCGTAGTCAGGGTATTTTTAATACGCTTATTACAGGTTTTGGCGTTAGTGCTGACAAAGCTGCCGAAATGTCTAAAAACCTAACACAGTTAACATATGATATTTCATCATTTTATAATATAGCAACAAGCAATGCGTCTCTGAAACTAGAGTCTGGTATTGCCGGTGAGCTAGAGCCTTTGCGTAGGCTTGGTTGGGACTTGTCCCAAGCCGCACTTACTGCAGTCGCACTCGAAAACGGAATCACAAAAGCATATACATCTATGACGCAGGGTGAAAAATCTATGCTGAGATACGTTGCTATTATGGAGCAAGTAACAGTTGTTCAAGGCGACATGGCTCGTACACTACACGCTCCTGCAAACCAACTAAGGATTTTGGGCGCGCAGGCTAGAATGGCGAGTCGTTCTTTAGGTAATATATTTATACCAGCACTTAATGCAATTCTCCCTTACGCTATCGCTTTTTTAAAGATAATAAGGAAGGTATCAGACGCGATTGCAAACTTGTTTGGTTTTTCTTTGCCAGAGATAGATTACTCTGGTATTAGTTCTCCTGCGACTGACATAGCCGGCGGACTTGATGACATAGAGGACGGAGCTAGCGGAGCAGCAAAAGCAATGAAAGAACTTAAAAACGCCACACTTGGCTTTGACGAGCTCAACGTAATAAGCCCACCAGTAGAACCTAGCGGTGGTGGCGGTGGTAGCTTAGATGATATAGGTGACGGCGGATTTGGAAACCTAGATGTCACTGGCTATGATTTTTTAGGTGATGCGGCATCTGGTAGAGTTGATGAAATAACTGGCAAGATGATCGAAGATCTTGGAAAGCTCAAGGAAAAGATCGTAGAGTTCTTTGAACCAATAAGTGACGCAATTTCTCCAAATCTGGATAGCATGAGCGAGTCGATCGATAAGATAAAAGAAAGTTTTGCTAATATATCAGAAAGTGACGCATTTAAAACTATAAAAGATTTCTTTATAGAGACATTGAAGAAATTTGCAGGATCAAACATTATTACATTCTTTTCACAGGTAGATGGGTTCGTAGAGTCAATCGCCGACTATGTTGAAATTATTGAAGGAGTAATGACCGGTGACTGGGAAATGGCGGTCAATGCCGTGCCAGACGCTATCGTTGATATGTCAAATCTCCGTGTAGAGCCTCAGCTTGTAAAAATTGATTACTTGTTCGGGACTGATTTTGCAGAAAAATGGAACACAAATATAGTCGAGCCGATCAAATCGTTTGATTTTGCAGGGTGGATAAAGAAATCAGCCGGTAAAGTAAGTAACTTTTTCAATACAACAATCCCGTCATGGATGACTGGTTTGAAGGATTTGAAAGACGACATCAAAGATACTGATATTTTCTACGAAATTGGATATTCGCTAGGTAGAGCCGTTGGTGTAGTTGGTGAAAAATTATCCGAGTTTGATGAAAAGTTAACAACATGGACAGATGAGTTGCCGGGCAAGATAAAGGAAGGGCTCGATAAATTCCTTACAGAAACGTTACCACAGTGGGGCTCGGACATAGAGTCGTGGATAACTACAGCGCTGCCAAAAATCATAAACAAGATAGCCGAGTGGTTCTTTAAGCTACCAAATACAATCCACAACATAGGCTATAATGTAGTTGTAGGGCTCTGGAATGGAATAATAAGCGCAGGTGATTGGTTGGTTAACAAGGTAAAGGGATTCTTTGGTG